TGGCGTTCGTGACCTCGCTGGCGATGCGCAACCCGCTGCGGGTGGACGTGATCCGCGATCGCGGCGCGCTGGGTCGAGAGGTGGCGGGCGGCATGATCGAGAACGTGTACCGGCTGCAGATCATCAATACCTCGGATTCGCCGCTGCGGCTGCGGCTGTCGGCAGAAGGCATGTCTGGGCTGGCGGTGCGCGCCGGGCAGGGCGAGTCGGACGTGGTGCAGGTCGAGGCGGCGGCCAACAAGCTGGTGCCGATGGTGATCCGCGCGCCGGCCGGGGCCGAGCCGGGCGCGCACCCGATCACGCTGCGGGCCCGTGCCCGCGATCAGGAAAACCGGTCGATCGAGACCGATGAACCCGCAAGTTTCTACGTGCCCGAGTGAATCTGGAAAAGGATACCGACGATGAATACCGCCCCTGTTGCCGCGCCACCGATGGTCAAGCCCTGGTACCGCGAACCCTGGCCGTGGTTCCTGATGGCCGGGCCGTTCCTGGCGGTGATCGGTTGCGCCATCACGATCTACCTGGCCTTTACGTACTTCGGCAACCAGCCGATCCAGGAAGGCGTGGTCACGCGCGGGTTGGTGATCGAGCAGGTCGATGCGGTATCCTCGCCGCCGGCGTCGGACAGTCTGTAGATCTTCGGGCCGTGCCGAACGCGCGCCGCCGTATGTACCCGCAGAGGTATCCGCGAAGATGCCCAAGAACAGGAATGCCCAAGAAAAAACCCGCAGAACGTGAGTTCTGCGGGTTTTTTTACCTGCCTGGCATGCCAGGCAGGGAATCTGGCGGAGATGGTGTCATTACAACAACTGCCATAAACATTTGAAAAACAAGAACAATAAATCAATCCTTAATAAAAATACCCGAAAAAATACCCTCAAATACAGTGTTACTTGCGCGCAGCCGACGCCCCGACAAATCCTAAATTGCGCACAAACGTGCCTCGTAGAGATCAAGGCTTCTATACGCGGGCGGTCACCTGGCATACAAGCCGTACAATATGTATCAATTCTTGTAATCTTAGGTTCCCAAGCAGCCCCCCCCTTGCGCTGTTGGACCGTGCACGGGGCCATATAAATTAGCCATCGAGGCCAGGAAACGTGGAGAACGGACCAAGCATGATCGAAGCACTCATTGCAGGGGGAGTCGCAAATAAGACGATTGACGCGATTTGCGCAAAACTGGCGTCATATGGGGCCAAAAGGTACAGACAATACCAAGCGGCAAAGGTAGTCCCTGACCTGTTCGAACGTATCCAGGAGCTGGACACGGTACAGACGCTTTTTCACGATACCCCGGTGTCGTTGTCCTCGTTCTACTATCCTTCCTCGATCCTCCACAGTGCAACGACTGAGGTCAACCGCCTACGCACTGCAGCCGACGTCGCATCGCTCAAGAACACGGTTATCACAGGCACAATGGGACAGGGCAAATCCATGCTGATGCGGTGGATTTGTTTGTTGGAAGCCAAAGAGGGAAAGAAAATTCCTGTGTTCATCGAACTTCGAAAGATCGATGAGAGCACCACCATTCTGGACCTACTTGTGCAGGCGCTTTGCTTGCTGGGCTTCAGAGATATCGACCTCCCCACTGTGAAGTACTTGTTGGAAGAGGGCTTTCTAAACATATATGCGGACGGATTCGATGAAGTAAGGCGAGAGTTTGCCCTCCGGACTCAGGGAGAACTTCATAGCCTTACAGTGGAGTATCGAGCCACGCGCTGGGTGATTTCGACTCGACGCGGTAGCCTGTCAAATCATCTCCATGCCATCCCAAGGTTCTCCATATATGAACTGATGCCGCTTGGCGAGGCGGATCTAAAGCCCTTCCTGGAACGAGTTTTAGGGGATGCAGAACAGCGAGAAAGCTTGCTTTCTCAGTTGGCACACACGACCACTAGTATCAAGGGCTTGCTAACCACGCCGTTGATGGTAACGCTGCTTGCGGCGCTTTTTAAACGAAGCAATGGAATTCCCGCCAGCATTCACGACTTCTACCTGCAACTTTTTCAAGTGGCAGCCTGGCACCACGACGGATTGAAGCCCTCCTATGTAAGGGAGAGGGCTACCTCATTGAGTACAAGTGAGCTTCAAGATGTCTTCGAGACTTTTACATTCCTATCGAAGGACCACGGGGTGTCCCTGAGCGACACGCAGTTCAATTCCTGTGCCAAAAAAAGTGCAACGCTCACAAAAAAAGAGTTCGGGCCGGAGGGGCTCCGCACCGAACTGACAGAGGGCGTATGCTTAATGAGTAGGGATGGTCTCAAGACCGCGTTTGTCCATCGGGGGATACAGGAATTTTTCGCAGCATCCTTTATACGGTCTCAGACAGATGGAGAGGTTGTCGCAAAAATATACGCACAGATGCGCGGAAATAAGCTCTCGCAATGGATCCAGGAACTTTCATTCCTCCAGCACATTGACCGCATCCGATACTTAAAGTACTTGTTTCTGCCGGGGGCCGACGACTCACTCAAGTTCATCGACTACGCGCCGGAAAGTCGCACTAAGGTAAGCAAGGCCAATCTAGTACGCGCGCTTAAGGATATTTTTCACGGCGTATATATCGCTAACTCGCGCAACGCTGAAAAATTCCGTTGGATATTCGTGTTGAACTCCGATTGTCCTTACTACAACATCACTTCCGACCTTCTGTTTGCAAGCCCGGACGATCCGATGATTGCCATGTCTCAAGACGGCAGAGAACGCGTATTCGTTGATGCGGAAGGCGGCCGTCTGATGCCAATAACATCTTTCATTCGAGCACAGCCCTCGTTTTTTTCTGGCTACGTTCGCAGATTTCGGCAGCGGGCCAATTCACTTTACAAGTCACGGGCTGAAAGTATCCGCGAAATCGAAGCCCGGACAAATGATTTGAGTTCAATTCTCTTCGGCAATTGACCGCTGATGTCTATCCGGGGTCGCATTCCCCATGCGTCTGTGCTGCGTCGTAATGCGTCGCCTGGCAAGGCCCCAAATCGGGCAGCAGAGGCGCTTAAAGCCTGGTGTCAGAGGGTGATGCAGGGATGAGTCTTTTCTCGCCAATTTAGCGCGCAGGCGTGGAGGGGGGAAGACTGCGCGCAGAGGTGGTGACGGGTTGACCTACTGTATATTTGTACAGTGTTCTGAGGTACCCATCATGACCATGCTCGACCGTCCCCCACCCACGCCCATGTCTGCGGCTCGCATACGCGAGCTGTACGCCCGCAACCCCACCACCGAGACCTGCGCCTTGGCCTGGGAAATCTGGCGCCTGCAGCGCGTTCTGATCGCGTTGGAGGCCGGTATGCGAAACGCGGCAAGCCTGCGCCATCGCCAGGATGTGATTGACCACGTGACCGGCCTGCTGGAATACATCCAGGGCGAACCCTGTCTGACCGAGCCGCTGGCAGTCAAACAGGGGCGCAAGCGCGGCGAGCGTCGGTAAGGGCTAGGCCTGCGGACCAGCGCGCGGCGCGGACGAAAAAAAGCCCCGCTAGTGCAGGGCTGATGCCTGTGGCTCGGGCGCGCTACTCGTCGCCTTCTCCGGGGATCATGTAGGGCTTGAAGCGCACAACCTCATCGCCCAGCCAGTCATTGATTTCCAGGAACTTGGCCTGCAGCGGCTCCAGCTCGTTACGCGCGAACACCTTCGCCGCCGATATCGGCGTGCCAAAGCCGCCCGAGTTCGTCGGCACCAGGCCCATGAGCTGCGGCGGCACCCGGTGCGCGGCGAGCACGTCATCGCGCGACACGTTCTTGATGTTGAAAAAGTCATCGCGCGCGGCCACCTCGCTAACCGGAATGATCTGCAGGCCGTCTTTCTTGCCGCCGGGCGCATAGACAAAGAGGTTGCGGAAGTTGCCCGGCCCCTTCGAGTTCTTCATCGCCTCGCGGATGTCATCAACATAGCCCCCATCGGTGATGGTGTCCGTCACGTACATGATGAACCCCGCATGACTACCGTTCAGGTAATACTTGCGACGGAACAACGTCGCGGACTCGTTCAACCATGCAGCATTGAGCGCGGCCAGGTATTCGGGCAGTCCATAGATTTCCTGGTTGATGTCGGGCTGCATCAGCTGGCACACCGTGCCGGCGCGGAATTCATGCTCCTGGCCGGAGCTGGGCAGAAAGAAGAAGCGGCCAGGCTCGACACCGCGCCGCGTGTACTTGGCAAGCGCGTGCTTCATCATGATCAACTTGCCCGTCACGCTGTCCAGCCGCTCCGCGTAGGTATTGCCGAAGGTCAGAAAATCGATGGCCATTTTCAGGCATGTATCACGACCAAATGCAGGATGCGGCAGCAGCGTGGAGGCCAGGATATTGGCCTTGAAGTAGATCGCCGAACTGTGGTGCGGGCTGGCCCGGAACGTCTTGGACAGGCCGCCGAAATTGACGGGCGGCTCATACCAGCGCCCATTGCGCCAGCACTCCAGATAGTCCAGTATCTCGCGCCGATCGAGCACCGGCACCGGGTCACCGAAGGTGAAGGCCTCGACCTTTTCAGGCATGGGCGCCGGCGCCGCGCTGGCCGCCTTGCTTTTCCGTTTCATCCGTAAATCTCCATGAAGCTTTTTCCAACGCCTGCGGCGCCTTCCAGGGGTTCCCAATCCAGCGCATGCATCAGCGCCCAGGCCAGGTCAGCGTGTCCGGTCTCGCTGGCCCGGCCGGCGTCGTATGTGACACTGCGACCGCTGGCGGTGGTGGTCTTGCGAATTGCCATGAGCGACTGCGCCAGGTCGGTGGCGCCGGCGTCGAACTCCAGGCGTTTGTTGCGGATCACGTCCCCAGCCTTGAGCACCAGACGGCCTTTGACCTCGGGCGAATAGCTGTAGGACCGGACGCCGGGGAAGAACTGCTTGACCAACTGGAACACGCCCTGCCCCATGCCGGTCGCATCGATACCGATGTAGGCCACGGCGTACCGCTTCGTGATTTCCTCGATCTTCTTGGCCTGGGCTGCGAAGTCCATCCCCCTGAACTGGTGATACTCCAGCACGCGGAACTTGCCGCCAGGGGTGCGCGGCGCTGCAAGCACGACACAGCCGGCGGAATCTCCCGACAACGACGGGTCGTAGCCCACCAGCACCGGCCAATGCCCGTAGGGCCGCAGCAGAAATTTCTGCACATCGACCCACTCGACCATGGAATCGACCATGCAGCCCTGCAGCACCGACAGCGGGAAGATGGACGCGGTGTCATCGATGAAACCGCACATCAGCAGGTTTTCGAACTGATCGGGGCTGTACTCAAGCCGCAGCTCATCGATGTCAAAGAGGTTGCAGCCGCCCGCCTCGGCGTCCAGGATGGTGACGATCTGCCGCCAGATGCGGTCATCACACTGGTGACCGTTTTTCAGGATCGAGTGCGCCAGCTCAATGGCCACCTGATCGCGCTTGGCGCGGCGCTTGTTGAACACGTCGCCGGTCCAAAGTGGATAGGCTTCGTGGGCCATGCTGGACGGCGTAGAAAAATAGGTCTTGCGCCAATGCTTGTGCAGCGCCATCCCGCTGGCCACCTTGTTCAACTCGGCGAACTTCGGCACCCAGAAGAACTCATCGAAGTAGAAATTTCCGTGGTAGCTCTGCGCCGTGCGTGCGTTCGTCCCCAGAAAATACAGGTGCGCACCATTGGGCAAGACGATGGGATCGCCCTTGAGATCAACGTCCGCGGCCTCTCGCGCAAACTGGATGATGTACTGCTTGAAAACGTGCGCCTGCGCTTTGGACGCGGACAGGAAAATCTGATTGCGGCCCGTCCTGATCGCATCGTCCAGCGCCTCGCGCGCGAAATACCAGGTTGCCCCGATCTGCCGCGACTTGAGGATCATCCGGGTGCGCTGATCGCCGTTGCGAAGCCAGACCTTCTGATAGTCGAAGAGGGAATCGCGGAACGCCTGTGACAGCTTTTGCGCCTGTTCGTCGCTGATCGCGTTGCGCTCGGGCTTGCGCTTGGGCGCGGCGTTGCGCCGGTCAAGCGCGGGATTCAACGTTGAATCCCGACCATCCTCATCAAACTTGCGCACGCGCGCCGTGCGCTCAAGCTGACGCCCCAGCAGGTCGATTTCCTTGAAATCGCGCCCGTCCTTCTCCGTCTTGGCGATGAGCGTACACAGGCGCGCATCAAGTGCGGTCTCTACGCGCTCGACGGGTGAAGCCTTGTCCCAGCCGTCGCGCGTTTTCCAACTGTGTACTGTCGTGCGCTTTTCGCTCAGGTGGCGAGCGATGGACGAGACGCGCCAGCCCTGCCAGTACAGGTCACGGGCAACGCGGCGCGGGTCGATGTGGTCGGTGGATTGCAACATGCCGCCATCCTGCCGGGCTTCTCCGCGCGCGCGTGAAGCCGTCTCTTCTGGATCGCACGCGCACAACGCCGCGCCGTTGAGTGGCCGGGCGGCGGGGGCCAGTATGGCAACACCCGAACACCACCGACGAGCCAAACCCTATGAACAAAGACCGCTGGTTTACCGTGGCCACCGAAGGCCAGACCACCGATGGCCGCAACATCCAGCGCACCTGGCTGGAAGAGATCGCGGCAACCTACAACCGCGACAAGTACGGCGCGCGCATCTGGATGGAACATATTCGCGGCGTCGTGCCGGAAAGTCCGTTCTGCGCCTACGGCGATGTCCTGGCCGTGCGCACCGAAGAAAACGATGAAGGCAAGCTCACGCTGCAAGCGCAGCTCGACCCCACTCCCGCGCTGGTGTCCATGACGAAGGGCCGCCAGAAAATCTATACGTCCATCGAAATTCAAGAAGACTTCGCCGGTACCGGCAAGTGCGGCTTGGTCGGCCTGGGCGTCACCGACAGCCCGGCCAGTCTGGGAACCTCCATCCTGCAATTCGCCGCGAAGAATCCCGCCGACAACCCACTCGCTGGCCGCAAAAAGTCGCCGGAAAACCTGTTCTCCAGCCTGCTGGAAACGCCCCTGAACTTCGACGAAGACGCCAAGCCCGCCGACGACACCGCCAAGGCCCTGCAGGGGTTCGCCGCCTTCTTCCGCTCCCTGCTGCCGGGCCAGTCGCAGGCCGCAGCACCGCAGCCCCCGCAGGTGGCCGCCGCGCCGATTGACGTGGCCGCCGCAACACAAGCCTTCAACGCGCTGGAAGCTGCGATCAAGAAGACCAACGGCGACCTGGCCGCCGCCGTCACCAAGGTCACGACCGACATGGCCGAATTCAAGAAGAACGCTGCGACCGCCAAGGAACTGGCCGAGCTGCGCGCCCTGCTCGACAAGACGCCCGGCAACCACTCGCAGCGCCCGCCTGCCGCTGGCGGTGACGGCCGCCTGAAAACGGACTGCTAACGCGGGCCGATCCTGACCCATCAAAACCAAATCGGAACCACAACATGCGCAACGAAACCCGCGTCCTCTTCAACGCCTATCTGCACAACCTGGCCGAACTCAACGGCGTCGACAGCGTCACGCAGACCTTCAACGTCGTGCCGTCCGTGCAACAGACGATGGAGACCAAGATTCAAGAAAGCTCGGCCTTCCTGACCAAGATCAACATGATCGGCGTCACCGAGCAGCAGGGCGACAAGCTGGGCCTGAACCTCTCCGGCCCCATCGCCTCGCGTACCGACACCAAGGTCAAGGACCGCGAACCGCGCGACCTGACCACGCTGGACGTGAACGGCTACTACTGCCGCCACACCGATTTCGATTCCTTCATCCCCTACGCCAAGCTCGACGCCTGGGCGCATTTCAAGGACTTCGAAATCCGCATCCGCGATCTGCTGATCCAGCGGCAGGCGCTCGACCGCATCATGATCGGCTTCAATGGCAACAGTGTGGCGTCCACGACCAACCCCAGCGCCAACCCGCTGCTGCAGGACGTGAACAAGGGCTGGCTGCAGAAGATGCGCGAATACGCGGAAGAGCGCGTCATGAACGAGGGCAAGACGCCGGGCAAGGTCCAAGTTGGCGCCAGCGGCGACTACAAGAACCTGGACGCCCTGGTTTTCGACGCCATCACGCTGCTGGACCCGTGGCACCGCGAAAACGCCGGCCTGGTCGCCATCGTCGGCCGTGGCCTCATGCACGACAAGTACTTCCCGCTGGTCAACCAGGACAGCCGCGCCACCGACACGCTGGCCGCAGACCTGATCATCAGTCAGAAGCGTATCGGCGGCCTGCCGGCGGTGCAGGCGCCCTTCTTCCCGGAAAAGAAGGTGCTCATCACCCCGCTGGATAACCTGTCGCTGTACTGGCAGATTGGCGGCCGCCGCCGGCACATCGAGGAAAACGCCAAGCGCAGCCGCGTGGACACCTACGAAAGCTCCAACGATGACTACGTGGTGGAAGACTATGGCCAGGCCGCCATGGTCGAGAACATCGAACTGGTGCAGGCCTGACCATGACCAGCCCCGCACAACAACACCGCACGCGGGTGCTGGCCGCCCGCGCGAGCGCCGCCGATGGCGACGCGCCCGCCGTCATGGGCGGCATCTACGGCCAGATGATGGCCAAGCTGACCCAGGACCGGCGCCGTCTGCACGATATCCAATCCGTGGAGCGCAAGGTAGCCGTCAAGCGCGAGCTCGTTCCCGAGTATGCCGACTACCTGCAGGGCGTGTTGGCCGGCGACGGCGGCCAGCCTGATGAAGTGGTCACCACGCTCATGGTGTGGCACTTCGACATCGGCGCATTCGCATCCGGCCTGCAGCTCGCCGACTACGTACTGCGCCATGACCTGCAACTGCCGGAACGGCTCAAGCGCAACACGGCCACCCTGCTGCTGGACGAGGTGGCCGGCCAGGTCGCCAATGGCGCAGTGTCCAAGCCCGACGAGGCCATGCATGTGCTGCAGGAAGTCGCGCGCCTGGTGGACGGTCAGGACGCACCGGACCAGGCCCGCGCCAAGCTGCACTTGGCCCTGGGCAAAACGCTGGCTGCCCAGGCCGGCGAGGAGCCGCGCGGCCCGCAGCTGGAAATGGCGCGGGCCAGCGTCGCGCAACTGCGCCGCGCCGTGGAGCTGCACAGCGGCGTGGGCGCGAAAAAGCTCATCGAGCAGCTGGAACGCAAGATCAAGAACGCCGGCGACGCCGGCTAACCGAGTGCCCCCAAGCGCACGGCGGCGCGGGCGGAAGGTCGGTCACAGACCGGCTGGATGCCCGCCCACCGCCGATTTCATGAGACCAGGCCATGAGCTTCATCGCAACCGCACCCGCGCCACATACCGAACCGCCGCAGATGGTCGGGAATGATGGCTTCTTTCCGGACATTGACCTGACCAATGCCCGCGAGACGCTGCGCCTGGATGGCACCGTGACCTCCGCGCGTCTGCGCTTTGCGCTGGTCGGCGCCATGCTGGAGGCGGGCAACAGTCTGGCCGCATGGAAGGCCGCCCAGCTCGCCCAAGGCTATGCCCAGCTCAAAGACGTTCCGGGCGTCAAGATCGACGGCGCCACACGCCTGGAGCACGCCTACCGCCGCGCTGTCTACAGCCTGGCCAAAGCCGATCTCATCGAGCGCATGACGGACTACGACGCCACGGCCGCCGGCCAGAAGCGCGCCGAATGGCTGGACGAGGCGCCCAGCGACCACCGCCGCAACGCGCGCTGGGCCATCGCCGATGTCGTGGGCAGAAAGCGCAACATCGTGGACCTCATCTGATGAAAGTCCGCGCCCAACAAGGTGACACCGTGGATGCGCTCTGCTGGCGCCACCTAGGCACCACGCGGGACGTGGTGGAAGCCACCTACGAACTCAATCCCGGCCTGGCCGACCTGGGCGCGGTACTGCCGCATGGCCATGTCGTCGTCCTGCCGGATGCCGCCCCTCAACCTACGGCGGCGCCTGCCGTCAAACTCTGGGACTGAACCCCATGGCCGAACCCTCGACCGTATCGGGCGCCGTGGCCACCACGCTGGTATCTGGCGCGGCCCTGTCGCAAATCCTGCCGCTGATAGACGCAAACGCGGCCTTCGGCGCCGTCATGGGCGCCGCCCTGGTAGCGAGCACCAAGAAAGACCTCACCGCCTGGAAGCGCTTCGTTTCCTTCCTGGTATCGGGCCTTTGCGGCTACGGCGGCGCCGGCGAAATCGTCGCCCGCGAGCTGGCCAAGGAATCCTTTCTGCCCGCGCTGATTGGCGCGGTCGTCATCGTGCCGCTGGCCCTCAAGCTGCTGGCCAAGGCACCGGACTTCGACCTCGGAAGCATTTTCCGAGGCTTTGGGGAAAAGAAATGACCGACCTGCACCCCACCCCTGCGCTGTCCCTCATCGCGGTGGCCTGCGCCCTCCTGTACGCCGGCACGGCGAGCCGCTTCCTCTGGTATCAGCCCAATGGCGCGCGCCATCGTCGCGTGCTGTCGTGTCTGGCCACCGCTCTGATTGCGGCGCTGTTTTGCCGCGCCGTCGAAATCCTCCTGTTGCACTCGCCAGCCAGCCTGTCCGAACTGGTCATCGCCGCGCTGCTGTTCGCCGGCGCCTGGCGCGCGCGCGGCAACCTGGCAACGTTCACCCGAGGAAACCCCGATGTCTGAAATTCTGCGCAAGGGCGCCATCGGCCAGGCCGTGGCCGATCTTCAATCTGATCTGCAGCGCGCCGGCTACAAGGTTGAGCGCACGGCGATCTACGACGACGCCACGCACGGCGCGGTGGCAGCGCTGCAGCGGGCCACCGGCTTGGTAGTCGATGGCGTCTATGGGCCGAAAAGCCGCGCCGCGCTGGCACACTACGACGTGACGCGCTTTCTGCGGGAACCCGACCTGATCGCGGCCGCCGAGCGCCTGGGCGTCCCCCTGGCCAGCATCAAGGCCGTGAACGCGGTGGAATCCAGCGGGCGCGGCTTTCTGCCCGATGGGCGCCCCGCAATCCTGTTCGAGCGGCATGTCTTCCATGAACGCCTGCGCGAGCATGGCATCGACCCGGCACCGCACACCGCGCGCCTTCCCGCCATCGTCAATCCCAAGCGCGGCGGCTACGCGGGCGGCGCGGCCGAGTACGTGCGCCTGGCGGCCGCGATCCAGATTTGCCGTCCTGCGGCCCTGGAGGCCGCGAGCTGGGGCGCCTTTCAAATCATGGGCTACCACTGGCGCCGGCTGGGATTTGAAAGCGTGGAAGCATTCGTTGCCGCGCAGCAGGAAAGCGAGGGCGCGCAGCTCGCCGCCTTCGTGAGCTTCATCGAGACCGATCCGGGCCTGCATAAAGCCCTGGTCGGCCGCAAATGGTCCGCGTTCGCGCGCGGCTACAACGGCCCGGCCTACGCAGAAAACCTCTATGACGTGAAGCTGGAGCGTGCCTATACGCGATTCTCCGGCGAAGAAGAGGGGCAGGCCGCATGAATACGTTTCTGCGCGCCATCGCGCCCTATGCAGCAACCGCCATCCTGGCCGTGGTGATCTGGTTCCAGCGTGGCGACATCGCGCGCCAGGATGTCGCCATCACCGCCTATGGCCAGGTCATCGAGCGCCAGGCAAGCGACATAGCGGACCTGGGCAACCGCATGACCACCCAACGACTGGACCTGGCGCAACTGGAGCGCACGCAAGACGACTTCCGCAACGCGCTGGACCAACGCACGTTCGACCTTGAAAGGCTAAAAAATGAAAATCCGCAAGTTCGCAGTTGGGCTGATACTGTGCTGCCTGATCCTGTTGCAAGGCTGCGCCAGCGCCCCGCCCTCACCGGGGCCGCGGCTTACGCTGAATACCTGCGCACCCGTGACCCCGTGCAGTCTGCCGGCCGCAGCTCCCAGGACTGACGGCGATTTGAACCTGTTGATAGACCGCCTTGAGGCCGCTTGGGCGATATGCGCGGCCAAGGTGGACACCATCATCAAATGCCAGGACGAGGCGAGCCATGCGAAAGGCCAATGAGCTGCGCGAATACCTGACGCGGCACAATGAGTTTCTGTCCACGAACCCGGACAGGCTGCATGTTTTCGTTGATGACGGCAGCATCCATTGCACGGGAACGCGCAACCTGTCGCATGAATATCGGTACACCCTCACCATCGTCGTGACCGACTACGCGGGGCAGGCCGACACGCTCATGCTGCCGCTGCTGGCCTGGCTTCGCATCAAGCAACCGGAACTGCTGATCAATCCCGAGCGGCGCGCCAACGCGATCCAGTTTGATGTTGAGCTGCTGAACCATGAGTCGGCGGACATTGAAATCAAGCTGCCGCTCACCGAGCGCGTAGTGGTGAAGCCGTCGGGCGCCGGCGGCGCCCTGGTGGCCGAGCATGTGGACGAACCCACCGACGCCGAACTGCCGGCCGACGATGAGGAAATCACCATCGTCATCCCGGGCGCGGCCCCGGTTACCATCACTGTCCCGGCGTGGCGCCATCCCTATGAGTGACGATTTCTCGGACGTCCAGGCCTGGGCGGCGGCGCTGCTGGCGCAGCTTCGGCCGGCCGAGCGCCGCCGCGTAAACCGCGCCCTCGCGGTGGAGCTGCGCCGCACCGAGGGGCAGCGGATAGCGGCCCAGCAGAACCCGGACGGTACGCCCTACGCCCCAAGGCGTACCAAAAACCTGCGTGGCAAGCGCGGCGCCATCCGTCGCAAGATGTTCACCCGGTTGCGCACCGCGCGCTACCTGCGCGTAGAGGCAAGCGATACCGACGCGGTGGTCGGCTACAGCGGCCGCGTGGCACGGCTGGCCCTGGTTCACCAGGAAGGCCGCAGCGACCGGCCGGCGCGCGGCCAGCAGCCCGTGCGCTACCCGCGCCGCAAACTGCTGGGATTCACCGAACGCACCCGAGAAATGGTGCTCGACACCTTGGCGCGACATCTGGCCAGCCAAGGCCTGTAGCACGCCGAAGCACAAGGCGCGCCCCGTGCGCGCGCGAAGGCGGCCCGGCAACATGGCCGCTATGCATGAAATCGCCGAACTCTTCCGCCTCATCTCCAACCTGATCCGCATCGGTACGGTCTTCGCCGTCGATCTGGCCAGCCAGCCGGCGCGCGTGCGCGTCGCGTCCGGCGACCTTCAAAGCAACTGGTTGCCGTGGCTGGAGCTGCGCGCCGGCTCGACAACGACATGGAACCCGCCCACCATCGGCGAACAAGTCCTTTTGCTGTGTCCCGACGGAGACCCCGCCGCCGGCGTGGTGCTGATGGGCCTGAACTCGGATGCTATCCCCGCACCGTCCGCCAGCGCTGCTGAACACGTCACGCTCTACCCGGACGGCGCCCGCATCGTTTACGACCACCAGGCGGGCCAGCTCACCGCCGAAGGCATCAAGACGGCAACGCTCACCGCCAGCGAGTCGGCCACCCTCATATGCCCGGAAATTACCCTTGACGGCAATGTGACCGTGACGGGCCTGTTTACCTACAAGGCTGGTATGAGCGGCAAGAACGGCAAGGGCAACGGCACCGTCATCACCGGCGACCTGCGGCATACCGGTGGCGAGCTGTCATCTCACGGCGTCGTACTTCATACGCACGACCATGGCGGCGTGCTGCAGGGCGGCGCGCGGACCGAGGGACCAGGGGCAAGCGCATGAGCTACATCGGGATGGACGCCAACACGGGCCTGCGGATCGGTGGCCGCCAACACCTGAATCAGTCCGTGACAAAGATCCTCACCACGTCGATAGGGACACGCGTTCGCCGCCGGCCCTTCGGCGCCTTGGCCGCCGATCTGATCGACACCCCCGCCAATGGCGCCGCCGTCCTGCAGCTCTACGCAGCAGCGGCCACGGCGCTGATGCTTTGGGAACCCCGGCTGCGTGTCCGCAGCTTGTCGGCCAACGTCAACGCGAACCGGCCCGGCGCCGTCGTGCTGAACATCATCGGCGAAGGCGACACCGGCGACCGCACCGAAAGCGTGTCCCTCTCCACCACCTTGAGCGCCTGACATGGCAAGCCCGAACATCATCGACCTTTCCCAGCTTCCCGCACCGGACGTGGTGGAAACGCTGGACTACGAACGAATCCTGGAGACGCGCAAGGCGCGGTATCTCGCCCTTTTCGCACAAGAAGACCGCGACGCCGTGGCCAAGGCGCTGGCGCTGGAGTCGGAGCCGCTGGTCATCACCCTGCAGGAAAACGCCGAGCGCGAAGTCATCTTGCGGCAACGCATCAACGACGCGGCGCGGTCCGTCCTGCTGGCATTCGCGCGTGGCGCGGACCTGGAACACATTGCAGCCGAGTACGGCGTAAACCGCCTTGTCATCCGGCCGGCCGACCCCGCCGCCGTGCCGCCGGTCGAAGCCGCCTACGAAAGCGACGACGAACTGCGCGAGCGCGCGCAACTGGCATGGGAAGGCCTGTCAACCGCAGGCCCGCGCGATGGCTACGTTTTCCACGCCTTGACCGCTGACGGGCAAGTCGCGGACGCGACCGCAACCAGCCCTGAACCTTGCGATGTGCGCATCTGCGTACTCGCCCGCGACGGCGACGGCACCGCGCCGGCCGGGCTGCTGGACAAGGTGCGTGCCAAGCTCAACGACGAGGACACCCGCCCCATGGGCGACCGCTTGACCGTCCAATCCAGCAGCATCACCACCTACAGCGTGCGGGCGGTTCTCCACATGAAAGGCGAAGGCCCGGGCCGGTCGGTCGCGCTGGAGGCCGCCACGCGCGCGTGCCGCGCCTACGTCAATCGACCCCGCCGCGCCGGCGTATCGGTCTGGCGATCCGCGATCAATGCCGCGCTGCATGTCGAAGGCGTCGCGCATCTCGACTTGATCGAGCCGGCGGACAACCTGGTTCTTGACTCCACGCAGGCCGCCACATGCGTGGCGGTGGATGTCTCCATTGCGCCCGGCGGTTGAAATGGCGAAAAAGCCCACTCTGCTGCCGCCCTCATCCACCCCGGTTGAGCGCAAGCTTGCCCAGGTCGGCGCCGACATCGAGGAAATCCCCTTGCCCTTGCGCAAGCTGCGCCGCGCGAGCACCACGCCCGCCCCGCTGCTGCCCTGGCTGGCCTGGGAAAGATCGGTGGACCGCTGGGACGACGCCTGGTCAGAAGCGGCCAAGCGTAAGGCCATCGCCAATTCTTTCAAGATTCACCAGCTCAAAGGCACCATCGGCGCGCTGCGGCGCGTGGTGGAGCCGCTGGGCTATCTGCTGGAGGTGACGGAATGGCACCAGATGGCGCCAGAGGGTCAGCGCGGAACGTTCCGGCTCACTATCGGCGTGCTTGATGGCGGCATTTCCGAAGCGATGTATTACGAGCTGGGCCGCCTCATCGACAGCACCAAGCGCCTGAGCCAGCACCTGACCGGCCTGGCCATCGCGGTGGAGGTGCGGACGCCTCTGAATCACTGTGTCGCATCCTATGACGGCGACGAGATGACCGTATATCCCTATCAACCTCAACCCGTGGAAGTCGCGGCCGCCACGCCGACCGCCCTGGCCACGCACATCATCGACACCCTGACGGTATACCCATGACTACCTATTTCGGAATCCTGACCAAGATCGGCGAGGCAAAGGAAGCCAACGCCAAGGCGCTGGGCGTCCCCGTGAAAATCGCCGAGATGGAAGTCGGCGACGGCGGCGGCGCCCTGCCCGTACCGGACCGCGAGCAGACATCGCTGATCGGCTCCAAGCATCGCGCCCCCATCAATCGGATATTCGTTGACCCGAACAATCCGGCGTGGCTGGTGGTGGAACAGGTCATCCCCGAGCAATTCGGCGGCTGGTGGGCGCGCGAGCTGGGATTGCGCGACGCGGACGGTGACCTGATCGCGGTATCGAATTGCCCGCCGACGTACAAGCCGCAAATGGCCGAGGGGTCAGCGCGCACCCAGGTGGTGCGCATGGTGCTGCAGGTTTCAAGCACCAGCAATTTCACGCTCAAGATTGATCCCGCCGTAGTGCTGGCCACGCGCAGTTACGTCGATGAGGAAACCGCCAAGCGCTTGGGTAAAGATGAAACGGCGGCGGCCGCAAAGAAGTTGGCGGTTGCGCGTCAACTTTCGATATCCGGCGCCGCGACGGCGGCACCCAAGCCCTTTGATGGCCAGTCAGACGTTGATCTGGTGCTTGGCAACCTGGATATGGACAAAGCCGGCAAAGGCACGCTTACGGTGTCTCGCGGTGGTACAGGCCTGGCAGCCGTTGCCGAAGGGCATCTACTGGTAGGGGCGCAGGGTGGAAAGCTCCGCGCGGCTGCATTGGGAACTCTTCCGCCGGACGGTCGCTACCCGCTCATCTTCTCCGTTACCGCCCTGCCACGGGAAAACGTCGGTCCTATCATCGTCGCCGAATGCGGCGAGGTCTGGATTTGGACCCAAACCGCTTTCTACACGGGATACCGGTCCCCCCTTTGCGGGCGCCCGCTGGACGGACACACCATCACGCCGCTCGCCAGCGAGTTGGACGCCACGGGTGGCACGGTCCCCAAGGCAGATTATCCAGGCCTTTGGGGCTATGCCCAGGAAAATGCGCTTGTCTTGACGCAGGCGGATTGGGAGGCAAGGCGCGGCGGACACTACTTTGTGAACGTGGACGCGACCCACTTCCGCGTGCCCGATTTGCGGGACATGTTTCGCCGTTTCACCGGAACTGACGCTGACACTGCAAATGCGAGAGCGCTGGCCACGCGCCAGGCGCAGCAGGTCCAAAGCCACCTGCACGCGAGCTTGGCCGTGGGCGTTGGCGATGGCTCGTTGGGGCCTGGCCAGAGTTCCTACGCGCTGTATGGCTCCGGTACCACTGGACTGTCAGGCGGCACCGAAACCCGGCCGGTGAACACCGCCTATCTACCTCGGATTCACGCATGAAATTAGGCATGGATTCGTGGGTGATACGCGACGTTGATCGGTCGCACGACTCCAGCTGTGGGCGCGTTCATAACCTCGGTGGCGCCACCGCCAATCGTGCCGACGCGCAACGGCGGGTAGTCGCCGAGATCTGTCGGTTCGGCCCCGATCGAGCGCGCAGAATTTGCGGTCTGGCAGCCCAGCGCGCCAACCACGATGGTGTCAGATGGGCCGATGTCGTAGGTGGTGAGCGTGCCGCGTTGCCGCGAACCCAATCCCCTCGCATTTGCAGTGAAAGAGGCATCAAGCATGAATACGAGGATGGAAGGCAGTGTTCATGGGACGAGTCTCCGTTCCACCAGCAGTCTGCGTGGAAACGCCAAGCGCACCGCCGCCGTCCAAAACT